ACTCGAAGACGCACCCAGGACTTCGGTACGATAACCATCAATCGCAACAATAAGTACATTGCGTGTAATGGCTCTACCTTGTCCAGTACGGACAACCCTTGGGTTGTGTCTCTTGGGTCCAAAGTCACAGATGACATCGTGACTCCTGGCTTCAAAGCTTTGGTTGAGAAAGGCCACATCTTTAACAATCCGTTCTCGTCGGTTACATTGACGCGGACGGCTAGTGCGGATGGGGAATATACGGCCACAAGGAATGCTACATGCTCTGGCACCACCACGAAGAAGCAGATTGCTTCCAAATGGTGCAGCTGTGCTGTAGCTGAGTATCCCCCTGGGGAAGGCATTATCGATATTCGTGCGCTTCGCATAGTAGCGGGAACCCAAGCCGCGTCCAATGTTGCATCGGGCGAGGTTATGGGTCTCGTAGAACTTGCGGAGTTCAAGAAAACGTTGAGAATGCTGGTTAATCCCCTTGGGAATTTGCGTAAACTTCTGCTTTCCATCAAACGGAGCAAGCGCTACAAGAAATGGCGCAAACTCAATGTCGGCAAATCATTCGTCGACTTTATGGGATCTGAATGGCTGAGGTACCGGTATGGTATCTTGCCTCTTCTATTTTCCATCGATGGTATAGCAAAGGAGCTCGCGCGGGATAAAGTGTCGACGCGTTACACTGCTCGGGGTCATTCTGAAGCTAATACTTCCTACGATTGGCAGTTCCCGTTTGATACGGGACCATCCGATAAAGGGACTAGCTTCCGAAGTAATTTCACCCGTGTGTCCGTCCGTGCTGGAGTGCTCTATGAGTACTTCTTTACGGTGAACGCCCAGTACGGTATCCGTTTAACTGACGTGCCGTCTGCCGTTTACGAACTGATTTCTTTCAGTTTCGTGGCAGATTGGTTTGTCAATCTCGGCGACTGGATTGCGGCAGTGACTCCAAAGTATGGAGTAAGACAACTAGCTAATTGGACGAAAACAACCGTTCACGAAGCTAGGTCTGGCAGTAACATCTGGTCGCTTGTACCGATTTCTGGGTACACTGTGACAGAGTCTCGCCAGGCGTCTATGACTGAGGTGAAAATATCAGTCACGCGTCTCCCGGGTGTAGCTATAGGACTTGCTTTCAAAACTCAGTCTATGGACATAACCAAATCCATCGACCGAAAGCATGCCCTGGACGCTATTGCCCTCCTCAACCAGGTTATCCGCGGATAACCATTACATTGGAGTAACAAATGAGCATTACACTCAACACCCTGGCATATAGCCAAGACACCTTCCTCAACCCCAATAAGGTCGCCTATACTGGGCCGGGTCACACGTATGCAACGTCGGATTTATTGACGTTGGGTCGTGTTGCCCCTAAGCCTACGGCGTCTTTTGCGGGGGTAGGTCGGACTGAGGCAAAGCGCACTAAGACCGTGACTCTCGCGGACGGTTCTACCGCCCCTGTGATTGTCACCCTTAGTGTTAGCGCGCCTGTCGGTGCGGCAGAAGCTGACATCGACGGTTGTGTAAATGACCTGTGCGATTTTGGTCTCTCATCTGAGGGTCAGTCCTTTTATAAGAACCACGATCTGACTTTCTGAGTCGGATTTTCGTTCTTTTAGGCAGCACCCATATGATTGAGATCATTGTCGCAATTTCGGTTGCTATCGCCGCGTTGTATAGCGGCGGTGCAATCGGTCTTCCTGGAGATTGTAATGAAATCCATGAAACACAACCAATCGAATCGCAAACCGCGGTTCGACAGTCTGTTACTACTTACGAAAGTCTTAACGACCCTGGTAAGTGATCACTGCTCTTCGTACGATTGGGCCCGTCCTTGTTCCGGTTATCTACGGAATAGAGATTGGGTCCGGTTGTATGAGTGGGCTGGGCGTCTCAACACAGTAGTATACGAGACAGCGGAAGAGCATTTCGCTGCTGCCCAGTTTTCTGCTTTGATTCTCAAGTACCCATGGCATCATTCTCAAATCGGTCTAACCGATCCAGAGGAAACAGCCAAGCAGAAGTTTAGAGCGGCCGAGCGAAATTGCTCGGTTACGAATAAACGTATGCTTCGGGTAACTAGGAGTAGGTACGCCAAGTACATCTGGCGTGCTCGCGATTGGATCTACGGCGTGATTGGAGATGAACCCAATCTGCCTTCGATCCATCATCAAATGCAGTTCAGTACAGGCGCGAACATTGGCGTCCACGGTAAAGCTACCAATTTCTATCGCAAAGCGTTCGCGAAGAATTGGACCGTATCGCCATCGTGCCAGGCTTATGCCATCAGCTCCTTGCTCAGTAATGAGCAACTCGTCAGTCGATTCGTTGATTGGCGAGGTGGTTACTTCTGCTATGACAGAGAAGAAGCCGCATTTAACATGGAGTCTAAATGCATAAGTACTGCTTACAACAAAATCAGTTTCGTACCAAAGACGGCTAAGACCCACAGGTCTATCGCCATCGAACCCACGCTTAACTCTTACGTACAGAAAGGGATTGACTCAGAACTTCGAGCCAAACTTAAATCCGTCGGTATCGACCTTTCCGACCAATCACGAAATCAGTGGTTGGCAAGGGAGGGTTCCATCGACGGTTCCTTATGTACGGCGGACTTATCATCCGCGAGTGACAGCATAGCAATAGGTCTTGTCAGACTATTGCTACCCCCTGCCTGGTTTGCATTTCTGGACCAGTGTAGGAGTCCTGCTTATAAACTTGACGGTAAGATTAACCGTTACGAAAAGTTTGTCAGCATGGGTAATGGGTTCTGTTTTCCGCTCGAAAGTCTCATCTTTGCCGCTCTTACCCGCGCCGTGATTCACTTCCACGGCTCCACGAGTAAGACTATGGGCATTTACGGCGACGATATTATCGCGCCGAGTGAGGTTTTCGCCGACCTTGAAAAGGTTCTTTCGTTCGCGGGCTTTTCCCTTAATCGGGATAAGAGCTTCGGAGAAGGTCCTTT